GGGATTATCTCGTCTATATTTTCTAACTCCTTTTTTGGTCATACCTGCACCAGATTTAGTTGGACGTTTCTGACCACCTCCTATTGTATGACCTTTCATTATTAGAGTTCCTTATTTCTTTTTGCCATGAGTATGAGTATTTTCATGCATAAAGAATCCTGTTACACCTGCTACACCACAAGCAAGCATAACTATATTCTGCCATAAATCGACAGGTACAGTAACACCCACCATAGCAAGAACACCTGCCAGTGCAGCATAGGAAGATGGTTCTCTAAGTCTATCTATAATATGATTCATACTTTTCTCCTTTTGCCTGTTGTTTTTTTCTTAGTAACATTCGTACCGTACTTATCTTTCCACTTAGTATATAAACGTGGATTATTTATTTTAAGGTACTGTAATTGTTTCTTTGATTTAAACGGCATTATTTCTTATATCCTTTACCATAGCCTCTTGTGGCAGCACCTACACCTTTAGGTTTTTTAATTGGTCGAGGGTTCATTATTTGTTTACTTCCTCTTAATGGTCCTCCACCCTTTTTCTTAGTTTGTGTTTGCTTAACAGCTTTTTTTAACTGAGTTAATACAGTACTGGCAGCTTGTGCTTCTCCTTGCTTTATTAATGCATTAGCTTCTTTTGTAGGAAGTACACTAGCTTTACGTGTTCCTGATTTAATAATAACTTTTTCCCCCGGCTTTTTTAACTTTTGTATGGCTGCATCTAGATCTTCCATAACTTTTTCAGGTGTCTTAGCCTTTCCAGATCGTAAAAGTTTTTCGGCTGCATCATCTTCAAATTTAGATAAAACCCTTTTTCCACCCTTAATAATGTACATTCCTACCATAGTAATCTCCTATCTTCCTGTATATCTAGCAGCACCCCAACCTCTGGGTTTCTTGATAATGCCACCTCGTTTTCTATTTACAATCTTACGTCCCTTCTTAAACGAATCTACTAATTTTCGTTTAGGAAATACTCTTCTATCTCTATCTAATGGATCAACTGGTTTAGGACTTCCTGCTTTTTTCCATGCTGCTACATCAGGTACAGTTTCTCCAGCTTTATTCTTCTTTGTAAATCCAGTATCAATAGCATCTAATCTATCAGCAGTATCATTTTGTATTTTAACTAGTTTTTTATTTGATTCATACATCCCTTTAGTTTTTCTAGCTTTTTCTAATTGTAAATTATAACTATTTATAGCCCATTGTCTTGCTTCTCTTTCTGGAGCTTCTTCTGCCCATTTTTCTGCCATTGCAGGATTACGTAAATCTACTTTACCCTCTTTCATAGCTTGGTCTAAATTTGACTGTTTTATAGTAGGACGTACTGGTGTTTCAATAGTTGGCTCTATTGGTATAGATTGTCTAGGTCTAGTTACAGTTCGTTGTGGTCTGGTATATTGATCAAATTCCATTAAGTCGGGAGTTTTTTCATTTATTTCTGCTTGTAATTTTGCTTTATCTTGCATGTATTTCTGAAATTTAGGAGTTCCTCGTAATTCTTCCCATACTAAATCTTGTGCTTCAACTGCATCAGCTCGTTGTGCAGCAGATAGTTTAGCATAAGGATGAGTAGGTGCTCTATCTGTTATTTCAATAACTCTTTGTGCAGCTTCATCTCTAAAAGCATCCCGTTTCTTTCTTAAATTAGTAGCCTTTATTCGTAAACCTGAAACAACTTTAGGATCATAAGATACAGGTCTACCAACTTCTCCCACACTTTCTCGTGTACTTGGAGTACCATAGGAAATATTTTCTGCTGGATCTTTTAATCCTTTTTCTAGGTCAAGAGGAATTTGTTTTCTTCTAGCTTGTCCTGCTCTGAATGCAGCTTCTTCACCAGTTATATCAGCAGGTTCTGAAATTGAAGATTGTATTCCTCTCTTAACTCGTTCTGGATCACCATACCTTTGTTGAATATCTGCTATCTGATCTATAGATAAACTTTCAGTTTGAAATTCAGGCTCTAGTCCTGTGATCATTGGATCACCTTCATCAACTTGAGAAAGTCCTCTACCTCTCATTAGTTGATGGGAAGCACTTGCTGGACTACCTACTGTTGGTACTTTAATTCCTTCTTCTTCAAAAGGTAAGTTTAATTTATTTAGTCTTTCTTTTATAGTTACTTCTCTTGCTCTTAGTTCTACTAACTCATCTGCATCTTCTACTGGATCTAGATTACGTCTTAGATTTCTAATTTCTTCTAAAGTGTAACCATATTGATCTCTAACATTTGCACTTCCTGATGCTGTTTGTCTTGTATATACATCAATAGAGGGATGGAGAGATCCAGCATCTATTTCATCTGCAACTTCTTTTCGTAAATTCATAGATTCTGTAGGTGTTAAAGAACTTTCGTCATTATAACCCATTTTTCTAAGTTTATGATTAAATAATATATTATGGCCCTCTGACCACGATAATTCAGTTGGGGCAGGTCTTCCATATATATCTACTCCTGTTCCCATATCAGGTGGATCTTCACCTACAAGTCTTCCATAACTTCGTTCTAATTCTGATGTTGGTTCATATCTTTCTGAAAATCGTGCTCCACCTTGTACTCTTCTTCGTGTATCTGCTGGAAGTAATTTGCCAGCCTCTCCTTGTTCTTTCTTTAATTCAGCTAATTCTTTTTGTTGTTGAGATGTTAAAGTAAATGTCTTCGTAGAAGGAGTTGCAGGAGCAGTTTCACTATGATATCTAGGAGCCTGTAATCGTCTAATTTCTTCTTGAACTACTGCACGAGCTTCTTCTTGAGTAGCTCTAACTTGTGCAGGAGTAGGGGGAATAATATTACTTTGCTGAAGATTTCTAATTCTTGCTTCTTCTTCTAATACTCTTTTTTGTGCTGGTGGATTTAATTGATCAAATCTTTTATCACGATACGTACCTAATCTAGTTCGTGCCATAGCTCTAGAAGATGTTAATTCTTTAGGAAATGGAGGTAATCCTGCTTTTGCCCATACTTGAGGATTAACATGTCCTTGTCTAATATATTCTTTATATACTGTCTCATTTGTAAGACGTTCTATAAAAGAATCTAAATTAGTTTTAGCTTGTCCTGCTTGTTTAAGATTTATAGTTTCTCCAGATGCTTGTTGTAAATTAAATAACTCACCTCTTTCTGAAGGTGTAAGATCTTCTAGAGCAGCAGCAGGATCAAGACCTAATTCTTTTTCCCTTCTTTTGGCTGCTCGTTCTCTTCGTTTCCTAGCTGGAGTAAGTATTTCTTCTTGATACAATCCTTTAAGTTCTGGATCATCTGATTCTCCTACAAGTTTTCTAAACTCTTCTGCTTCTCTTTTTTTATCAGATTTTAAACCTGTTGTTAATCCCGGTGCTCCTTTAGCAGTCCACTCATCTATTGATTTATATCCTTCTCCACGAGCTATACGTTCTAAATTTTCTTTAGAAGAACCTTTTAAAACTCTTTTTAAAAGAAGATCAATAAGAACTTTTTTACTAGCAGCCATATTCTAACTTTATTTATATAAACTAGCGACAAAGGCACTACCATTAGAAGATTTTACTTTACCACCTTTACTATATCTTTTCTTTTTTACCCTACCACCTTTTTTACGAGAAAGTTTGCCACCTGTTTTCTCTACAAAAAAATCTTCATACTCACCTTCTTCTCTTTTCTTTTTCTTTTCATCTAATTTGGCTCGTGCTCTTTTTTCAGCTTCTGTCATTGGACGTTCTTCTTTAGTAGAAATTTTTACTTCTTCTAATGAAGGATATTTTTTAGATGGTGTATCTTGATGTAAAGTTTCTACTTTTACTGCTGCTTTTCTTGGAACAACTGCTCCCCTCATAGAAATAGCATCTGTTGCTGCCTTCCTTGCAGCTCTGCCTCTATCTGCTGCTGCTCCTGCTTCTCCTTGTAATCGTTTAATCCTACGGCTTCGTTTAGCTTGCTCTAATGCTCTTTTACTCATACCCATAGGATTAGGACTTTGAACATTCCTTCTCTTCTTTCTATGAACCTTTTTACGTATATTATAAGGACCGGGAGTACCTTCAAAGTCTGGATCATCTATCCAATCTTCTCTCATACGATTAATTTCAGCAACAGTAGTTCCTTTTCTTTTAGTTCGTCCTGTGCCTCCAGCCCGTCTAGTAATTTGTTTAGATACTTTGCTACGACTAACCATTATTGTCCTCCTTGCATAACAGGATTCGGACCACCCACTGGATTACGTGGAGTTTCCATATCATCCTGCCTCATTCTACGAGCTTGATTTCTAAGTGCATCAATTGAATTTTGGTAACTACTTTCCCATGCTGGTATAACTGTCCAGCTC